CCAACAGCATCTGGCAAATCTTTAATGATCTATACAATAGTAAGATATTTTGTAGATAATAATAAAAATATTTTATTGATTGTTCCAACTACATCTTTGGTTGAACAAATGGTAAAAGATTTCTCAGATTATGGTTGGGAATCGGAAGATTATTGTCATAAAATTTATTCAGGTAAAGAAAAAAATACAAATAAACCAGTTATAGTTACAACTTGGCAATCAATTTACAATCTTCCTAGGTCTTTTTATGAAAACTTTGATGTTGTAATTGGAGATGAAGCACATCAATTTAAATCCAAGTCTCTCGTTGGCATTATGACCAAGATGGACAATGCAAAGTACAGATTTGGATTCACTGGAACTTTAGACGGGTCACAGACGCATAAATGGGTACTTGAGGGACTTTTTGGTCCATCATATAAAGTCACTCAAACAAAAGAACTAATTGAAAAGGGTCATCTCTCAAAATTACAAATTAAAATATTATTACTGAAACATAATTCTCAACAATTCAATGAATATGAGGAAGAAGTTCAATATATTATTGGACACGAAAAGAGAAATAATTTCATTAAAAATCTTGTATTAGATTTAAAAGGAAATAGTCTTGTTCTTTTTAATCGTGTTGAATCACACGGACAGATTCTATACGAACTTATAAATAATTCAGCTTCAAAAAAAAGAAAAGTATTCTTTGTTCACGGTGGAGTTGACACTGAAACAAGAGAAAAAATAAGAGAAATTACAGAAAAAGAAAACGATGCAATTATTGTTGCATCCTATGGAACATTCAGTACTGGAATTAACATTAAAAATCTACATAATGTAATCTTTGCTTCACCATCAAAATCAAGAGTAAGGAATTTACAATCAATTGGTAGAGTTTTAAGAAAAGGAGAAAATAAAAATAAAGCAATTCTTTATGATATTGCCGATGATGCAACATATAAATCAAGAAAAAATTACACTCTTAACCACTTAATAGAAAGAATTAAAATATACAATGAAGAAAAATTTAACTATGAAATTTTACAAATCAACTTTAAGAAATAGATGGAAGAAGAATTTTACGGAATTATAAAATTAATATCAGGTGAAGAGGTATTTGCAAAGATATGCCCCTGTGATGATGAAGGTGATACACTTCTGATGTTAGAATCCCCCGTAACAATGGAAACGATTACTGTTCGTCATCTTGGGGTAACAACAATTAAAGTAAGTCCTTGGGTAAAGATGAGTGATGAAGATTTATTCATAGTTCATATGGATAAAGTCATAACAATCATTGAAACTTACGATAAAGATTTAATTAAAATGCATAAAAAGTACGTAAAAGATAAGAACAAAAAATCAAATAAAACAAATTTATCAGAAAGGATGGGTTATCTTTCAAATATTGCTGATGCTAGAATCTCCCTAGAAAAATTATATAAATCTAATAACTAAAAGATATAATTTATCTTCAAACCTAACAGAGTTATTTTAGTCACATTGAGTGGGTTTGTCAAGTTTATCATTATGTGCTAAGATGGTAATCATCTAAAAGTAAATTTTTCTGTTCTACAAATGAATAAAGCAAAAAAGAATCCACACTACGTAAACAATAAAGATTTTTATGATGCTTTATTAGTTTATAAAAATAAAGTTAAAGCAGCAAAAGAGCAGAATTTACCAGCACCACCAATAACAAATTATCTTGGTGATTGTTTCCTTAAGATCGCAACTCATCTATCATATCGTCCTAATTTTGTAAATTACATTTTTCGTGAAGATATGATTAGTGATGGAGTTGAGAATTGTGTTCAGTATATTAATAATTTTGATGTAAATAGGTCAAATCCTTTTGCATATTTTACTCAAATTGTATATTATGCTTTTTTGCGTCGTATCCAAAAAGAGAAAAAGCAAATGGAAATAAAGGAAAAAATTATTGAAAGAAGTGGATACGAACAATTATTTTATGTGGATGACGATTCACCAAATTCTTCAGACTATAATACAATCAAAGAAAACATTCAAATGAAGTCATATCAATGAAAATCGGACTTATAACTGATACTCATTATAATTTTCGTAAAGCAAATAAAGCATTTCACGAATATTTTGAAAAATTTTATAATGATATATTTTTCCCAACTCTAAAGAAAAATAATATTAAAGTAGTTGTTCATCTTGGAGATGCCTTTGATAATCGTAAAGGAGTAGATTATTGGGCATTGCAGTGGGCAAAGAAAAACGTGTATGATAAGTTTGAAAAACTTGGAATTACTGTTTATAGTATTGTTGGAAATCACGATGCGTATTACAAAAATACAAATGAAGTGAATTCAATTGACGTTTTATTGAATGAATATTCAAATATTGTAAAAATATCAGAACCAGTTCAAACTCAAATTGGTGACACTGAATGCGTTTTTTTGCCTTGGATTTGTTCGGATAATGAGAAAAAAGTATTCTCTTTGCTGGAAGAGACAAGTGCAAAGGTTGTATTTGGGCACTTGGAATTATCTGGATTTTCTGTTTATCCAGGACACGTACAAGAAAATGGACTGAGTAAAAATATATTTCAAAAATTTGATAGGGTATTTTCTGGTCATTATCATACTTCTAGTAACGATGGAAAGATTTTTTACTTGGGAAATCCATATCAAATGTTTTGGTGTGATGTAAATGATAAAAGAGGATTTCACATTCTTGATACAGATGATTATTCTTTAGAAAGAATTGAAAATCCTTACACGATGTTTGAAAAAGTTTATTACAATGATGATTGTGAGGATATTGATTTTTCTTCATTGAAAAGTAAAATGGTTAAACTTTTTGTTGAGAAAAAGGAGAACCATTTAAAGTTTGATAAGTTTGTAAGTCAGATTGCAAATGCAAATCCGATAGAATTTAAAATTGTTGAAAATTTTGATGTTTATGATGAAAATGTAAATAATGAACAATTCTCGGTAGAGGATACTCTTACCATTTTGGATAAATATGTTGAAGAAGCTGAATTCAGTTTGAATAAAACAATTATTAAGAATCTTCTAAGAGATGTTTATAAAGAAGCATTGGAAATAGAGTAATGTACATACTATCAATCAAAGAGAAAGAAGACGAAGGTGCATATGCAGTATTAAACGAGGATGGTGATAAGACTTTGTATATCTTTGAAGGAGAGGATGATGCATATAGATATGCTGGTCTTTTAGAAGCAGAAGACTATCCAGAGATGACTGTAGTTGAAGTTGAAGATGAAGTAGCAATAAAAACGTGTGAAGTGTATGGATATAGTTATGCTATAATTACCCCTAATGACTTTGTAATTCCCCCACGAGATTATGATTCTGTTCAAAAAAATTTCATATCGTAATTTTTTATCATCTGGAAATCAACCAACACAAATTAATCTTTCAGAAAATCAAACAACATTAATTGTGGGGGCAAATGGTTCAGGGAAAAGTACCTTGCTGGATGCTTTATGTTTTGTTCTGTTTAACAAAGCATTCCGAAAAATTACAAAACCCCAACTTATAAATTCAACTAATTCTAAAGATTGTCTGGTTGAAATTGAGTTTAGTATTGGCACTAAAGAATATAAAGTAGTAAGAGGAATCAAACCAAATATTTTTGAAATTTGGATTGATGGTGTATTGCAAAATCAATCTTCTGCTACAGTAGACCAACAAAAACAACTAGAAGAAAGTATTCTTAAACTAAATTATAAGTCATTCACTCAGATTGTAATTCTTGGTAGTGCATCTTTTGTTCCTTTTATGCAACTTTCTGCTGCAACAAGAAGGGAAATTGTGGAAGATTTGTTGGATATAAAAATATTTTCTTCTATGAATTCCGTAATCAAAGATAAGATACGTAAATTCAATGAAGAAATAAAAGATTTGACCTTCCAAGAAAAGTCAATGGAAGAAAAGATTGAGATGCAGCAAAGTTTTATTGAAGAACTTGAGAATCGTGGTAATGCTAATATTGATTCTAATAATCGGAAAATTTCCGATTTAACTTCAGAAATTGAGACTTATATGAATGAAAATTCAAAGACCGAAGAAGAAATTACCAAATACACAAAGGAACAAGAAGAAGTCATTGGTTCTGGTGATAAATTGGTGAAGCTTAATAATTTAAAGGGAAAAATCACTCAAAAAGTATCTACTATTACTAAAGAACATAAATTCTTTACCGAAAATTCGGTCTGCCCTACCTGCACTCAAACTATTGAGGAGGAGTTTCGGTTAAATAGAATTACAGACGCTCAAAATAAAGCAAAGGAACTCCAGAAAGGTTATCAAGATCTAGAAGAGACAATAAAGATAGAACAAGAACGAGAGCGTCAATTCGTTGCTCTATCTAATGAGATTACAAAACTTACAAATGACATTTCTCAAAACAATACTCGGATTGCACTTAAACAAAAACAAATCAGAGATTTTGAAAACGAAATTCAAACTATTACCGAACAACTTAAAAATAGAAATATTGAGAGAAATGAATTAAAAAAGTTAGAACAAAAACTTAAAGAAATAGTAAAAAATAAAGTTAAACAAAAGGAAAATATATCAAATTATGAATTCCTGCACTTATTAATGAAAGATGGAGGCATTAAGGCAAAAATTATACAAAATTATTTGCCAACGATGAATCAACTTATTAATAAGTATTTGCAGTTGATGGATTTTTATATTAACTTTACTTTTGATGAAGAATTTAAAGAACTTATAAAATCACCAATTTATGAGGACTTTAGTTATGAGTCTTTTAGTGAAGGAGAAAAGATGAGAATCAATCTTGCAATTTTGTTTACCTGGAGAGAAGTTGCGAGACTTAAAAATTCTGTAAATACTAATCTTCTTATCTTAGATGAAGTCTTTGATAGTTCTTTAGATTTTGCTGGAACTGATTATTTTACGCGCATTATCAAATTTATTATTAGTAATACTAATGTATTTGTTATATCACATAAGACGGACGAATTGGTCGATAAATTTGATAAAGTGATTAAGTTTGAAAAAATAAAAGGATTCAGTAAGATGATTGACTGATTCAAGACCAACTTCTTCATTGTCGGTGGAATGAATGCTAATTTTGCACCTATTGAAGAAAATTGGGATAATAGAAAGATTGAAGTCGTAATTGATTCGTCTATTCTTTCCGCATACTAAACTCCACGACAAATAAACCCCCTTGGGTTTGAATAAAACTAAATATTATTATAATTCTAAAAAAAAAAAATGAATTCAAAGAATATTCAAAATCTACAAGAAGCTTATCTAAGTGTTTATGAACCACAACAGATTGAAGAGGGTTATGATCGTTCTTCATATACTTGGGATGAGATGTACGAAATCTATGAGGAAACTGCTGAAGAAAGAGATGCAAGAATTGCTGCAAGACGTGCAAGAGTTCGTGAGATGGAAGCACAAGGTCGTGTAATGACTTCATCTAGAAGATCTAGTGAAAGAGCAAAGCAAAGAAAACAAGAGAAAAAAGCAGAAGAACTTGAGAGACTTGCTAATAGGGCATTGGCAGATACTTTAGGGGCCACCCGTCGTTCTTCTACACCAATGGGTAGTGAATCACCTGCACCAAAAGGAGAGGCACCATCAGCAAACAGAAGACTTGCAAGTAAAGTTAAATCGGATACTCTAGCATCTAGAGCAGATGAAATCCTCCGCAATCTTCAAAAAGAATCTTTTGACTACTACGACATCATCCTTTCACATTTACTAGATGAAGGATATGCTAATGATATTGAATCTGCAGAAGCAATTATGGTGAATATGAGTGAAGAGTGGAGAGATGATATTATTGAGAAAAGTGGAGAGCAACCACTACCTTATGGTCGTATGATGGATAAATCTAATGAACTTGCTTCTAGTAAAGACCCCAAGAAGCAAAAAAGAGCAGCAACCATATATTTAGCAGCAAATGCTCCTAAGGGTCCAAAAGTTAAGGTTAGGAAATAATAAGTAAATCATTTTCCAAACTTCTCCAGACCCCTCAGTGGATCTTTTTTGCAAATACCTAAAGGATTCGGTAAGATGATTGACTGATTCAAGACCAACTGATATGATTGATGAAGGTTATTATGACTCTTTTTTATTATGTTCGGACCAGAAGATGAACGCAATCTTGTAAACAAGTTCACTTTTAGTATGAATGACCTAAATGGACTAATTGATGTTGCAAAAAATCCCACTTTTATGACTGACAAAAACACAAATAATTTTTGGAAATATAACGAAGATAAAATTCTCAAGCAACTTGAGGAATATATTAAAGGAACTTATAATCAACATTATGTTGATAGGACTGGTGGTGGAACAGAACAGACTCTTGACAAGATTAAGCACAATCGTCGTGAAGGGTTTTGTGCTGGTAACGTGACCAAGTATATTGATAGGTATGATACAAAAGGAACTCCTCGTACCGATCTATTCAAAGTTTTGCATTACACAATTCTTTTGATTAATCATCTAAATCTTATTGAACAAAAATGAAACTTTCTGAATCTACTATAACAATTCTTAAAAATTTTTCTTCTATTAACCAAAGCATCCTTATCAAAAAAGGAAATAAATTGCGTAGTATTTCTGTGATGAAAAACATTCTTGCAGAGGCAGAAGTATTGGAGACATTTGAAAAAGATTTTGCAATTTATGATCTTAATCAATTTCTAAATGGTCTTTCTCTTCATCAAGATCCAGAACTTGATTTTTCTAATGATACTCACGTTGTAATTCGTGAAGGGAAACGTCGGGTTAAGTATTTCTTTGCTGATCCAGAAGTAATTGTTTCACCACCAGAAAAAGAAATTTCTCTTCCTTCTAAAGATATTTGTTTTCAATTAGAACATTCACAATTAGATAAACTTAAAAAGGCAGCATCGGTTTATTCTCTTGGTGACCTTTCTGTCATTGGTGAAGCAGGTGTTATTCGTCTGGTGGTTCGTGATAAAAAGAATGATACTTCCAATGAATATTCAATTGTTGTTGGTGAAACAGATCAAGAATTTGTTTATAACTTCAAGGTAGAAAATTTGAAAATTATTCCTACAAATTATGATGTTGTAATTTCATCTAAACTTTTGTCTCGTTTTACCAACCAAAAGTATAACCTTTCTTATTGGATTGCTCTAGAACCAGATAGTCAGTTTGGGTGAATGTGAATGTATCCTATTATATAAATAATAATATAATAGGATACATATATGTTTATCTATAAAATAACTAACACAAAAACTCAAGAATTTTATATAGGACAGACTATAAAAAATGTTGAGTATAGGTTTAGGAAGCATAAAGAAATGTCCATTCGTGGTGATGGATATAAACTTCATAATGCTATGAGAAAGTATGGGGTGCAAAATTTTATTATTGAAATTTTAGATACTGCTATTAACTTAAATGAATTGAATGAAAAGGAAATTCATTACATAGATACACTTAAACCTTATTATAATATTCTTCCTGGAGGTCAAATTAGGTTGACTGAAAACTCTATTGAAAAAATGAGAAAAAGTTTAACTGGTAAAAAACATTCTCAAGAACTTATAGAAAAAAGATTTAAAAAAATAAGAGAACTTGAAAATGATAAACAATTTCTTTTGAATAGGAATAAAGGAATAAGTCAAGCAAAGAAAAAAACTTATCTAATAGAGGACACTTATTTTACTGGTATAGAAGATGTTGCCAAACACTACAGTATCGGTTATAGTTGTGCTAGAGCAAGAATAAAGTCAAACTCTCCAACTTGGAAAAAATGGATTGAACTTTGAGGAACTAATTTTGAATATATTTGTGGTTAATTCCTGCCCAGTGATTTCTGCCGCAGAACTTCCTGACAAATACACCATTAAAATGGCACTAGAGACTTGTCAAATGATTTCTGTCATTTATTCTAAATGGTATCATAACTGGGGAACCATTCCCAAAAAAGATGGAACCCCTTATAATACTGAGAAAGGAGCATTCCGAAATCATCCTTGTACTGTGTGGGCAGCAGAAAGTTATGAAAACCTTGCCTGGTTAATCAGGCACGGGTATGCTCTTTGTAATGAATATAAGCATCGTTATGGTAAAGTTCATGCTTGCTTTGCTGGTATTCAAGAAGCAGAGTTTCTTTTTACTGACAAAACAAATGACACTATTTACATTTATAAGAATGTAAAATCTTTTACTCGTGCTATGCCTGATGAGTATAAACTTGATGAAAGTATTGACACACCAACAGCATATCAAAAGTATGTTGCGTCTAAACCTTGGGTGAAGGATAATTACCTTCGAATGCCCGAAAGACGACCTGAATGGATCTAAATTGTGATAAAATATAATGGAACATTATTTTTTTCGTCCTTCAGAACAGTTGGATTCCTATCTTTATTCTGTTTTTTTGGAATATGCTTCTACTGAAGAATTAGAACAAGATATCTTATGTCTTCAAACAAATTGGCAGTTGGCAAAACATTTTGTTAATGGTTGTAAAGAATATAATGTTTGGTTTGTCGATGGGGTGGCGGTTACAAAACAACCAACTATTGTTGGTAAAAAAATGATTAGACGGTATTATGATCCAACAAATCCAAATAACCCTTTAAATGGGACGATTATTCAACCAAACATTGAGGTATAATTAAATTATGACAAGTGATTTCCTTTTCGTGGAAAAGTATCGTCCTCAAGTGATTGATGACTGTATTCTTCCTGATGATACTAAAAAAACATTTAAGGAGTTTGTGGAGAAGGGAGAAATTCCAAATCTTCTTCTTGCTGGACCTCCTGGTATTGGTAAAACTACAATCGCAAAAGCATTATGTAATGAATTGGGGGCAGACTATTATGTCATCAACGGATCAGACGAAGGACGTTTCTTGGATACTGTACGGAACCAAGCAAAGAACTTCGCTTCGACCGTATCACTTCAAGGAAATGGTAGGCACAAAGTCATCATTATCGATGAGGCGGATAACACAGGCAACGACGTTCAACTCTTACTACGGGCGAATATTGAGGCATTTTATAACAACTGCCGATTCATTTTCACCTGTAACTACAAGAACAAAATCATTGAACCTCTTCACTCAAGATGTGCTGTCATTGACTTCAACATCAAAGGGAAGCAACGAGTTCAACTTGCAGGAAGTTTCTTTCAACGACTTCAAACAATCTTGGATGCGGAAAAGATTGAGTATGATGAAAAAGTCGTTGCGGAATTGGTTACAAAACATTTCCCTGATTTCCGAAGAGTTCTGAATGAGATTCAACGATACTCTACTGGTGGTAAAATTGATTCAGGAATTCTTGCTTCTTTCTCTGATGTATCTGTAAATGAACTTGTTAAAAATCTTAAAGATAAAAACTTTTCTGAAGTCAGAAAGTGGGTGGTCTCCAACTTGGACAACGATGCTTCTAGTTTACTTCGCAGGGTTTATGACTCCTCTTACGATTGCCTTGTTCCCGCATCTATCCCTGCTGCCGTTCTTGTTATTGCTAAGTATCAATACCAATGTGCGTTCGTTGCTGACCAAGAAATAAATCTTCTTGCTGCTTTTACTGAAATAATGATGGAGTGTGAATTCAAATGAATCCTTATAAAATTAATAACGCAAAACTTATTGAACATCCAGTTAAAACAACTCCTGAGAATGTAAAGGAAGCAAACGAAGCATTGTTTCGTGCTAAAATGACTCTCCCTGCTGCTGCAAAGCATTGTGGTATGACTCATAAAGAAATGAAACTTACTTTTTTTGAGTATCTAAAGTATAACAAACCTGATTATGAAAGTTGAACTTAAAGATTGGTTAAATTCAATAAACCAAACAAAAATCAATTTAATTGATGAAGATTCGGAAATAGAAAAAGAGTATCCCCCCTATATCATCAATCGGTGTTTTTCTGGTCATATTGATGCAATAATGTTTGCAAATGAAATGAATATTTTTCATTTTTTGCCCAAAAAGATGCAATATGATTTTTATATAAATATTTTGAGAAAAAAGAAAAGATTTTCTCCTTGGATTCGTAAAGATACAATTAAAGAAATCGATTGTATTAAACGTTATTATGGTTATAGCGATGAAAAGGCAAAACAAGCTTTGAAAATTTTAACAAAAGAGCAAATCAACTTTATAAAATCAAAATTTGAGACCGGAGGAATGAAATGACTGCTATTGTTGAACCTATTGTGAATTGGACACCTGAACAAATGATTGAAGTTGTTCTTAACGAACCTGATGACTTTCTTAAAGTTCGTGAGACACTAACTCGTATCGGAGTAGCATCACGTAAAGAGAAGAAAATTTATCAGTCTTGTCATATTCTTCACAAACAAGGTCGTTATTATATTGTTCATTTTAAGGAACTTTTTGCACTTGATGGTAAGTATGCAAATTTGACATTAAATGATGTACAAAGAAGAAATAGAATTATTCAACTTCTTTCTGATTGGGGACTTATTACTGTTACTAAAGCAGAAAAAATTGTAGATATTGCTCCTTTAAATCAAATTAAAGTTATATCTTTTAAAGAAAAGGGTGATTGGATTCTTGAGACCAAATATAATATTGGTGCAAAGAAGAAGAGAGTGGAAGAAACCGAATGATTTTGTAGGGAGTTCAACACTCCCTTTTTTTATGTCTTGTGATAATATATACTATGGATGCCAAAAGGGTCCACAAAACACAAACTCGCTTATTTTAAGGAGCTACAATAATGACTAACCTCACAAGGTATACTGCTGCGGATCTCCCCACCCTGTTGGATAGAATTACTCGCAATAGTATTGGAATGGATGAGTATTTTGATCGTCTATTCAATCTCCACGAAACAACTTCTAATTATCCACCTTATAATCTTGTTCAAATTAGTAACGTAGAATCACGTTTAGAACTTGCACTTGCTGGATTTAAGAAGGAGGAAGTTTATGTATACACAGAGTATGGAAAACTTTTTGTCGAAGGACAAAAGGGGGATAGGGAGTCTGATACCACATACGTCCATAAGGGACTGGCTCAGAGAAGTTTCAAGAGAGCATGGACATTATCAGACGACAAGGAAGTACGAGAAGTCGTATTTGAAGATGGATTATTGACCGTGAAACTTGGTAAGATTGTTCCAGAGCATCATACTCGCAAAGACTATCTCTAAATAATGTTACCTGATTTGACCGCAATCTGTCAGGAGGAGGGTGAAATTCCCTCCTTTTTAATATAAATAAGTGTGCGGTCAAATTAGAGTAGAAATGAACTATCTGAAGGTTTATTGTAACCTTATTAGAAAGGCAGAGAATAGGTATTGTCCTGAAGGATATGTGGAAAAACACCATATTTTTCCTAAAAGTATTTTTGGAAAAAATGATAAGATAGTAGTCCTCACTGGAAGAGAGCATTATATTGCCCATATTCTTCTACAAAAAATATGTGAGAGAAGATATGGGTTAAAACATAAAAATACACAGAAAATGTTGTGTGCCCATATCAATATGAAATCCAAGGGAAGATATTTTAACTCTTACTTATATGAAAATGCTAAAGTAAAAAGAAGTGAAAGTATGAGAGGAGAACTTCATTGGAATTGGAAAGGTGGTGTTGTGAAAATGTATACTTATACAAATGATAAAAAGTATAATAAAATAAATTATTATAAGAAAAAAGAAAAATTTAATACAAATGATAACTATAAGAGATATGAGTATGAGTTAACATCACCTGATGGCAATATAATCAAAACAAATAGTTTAAGAAAAACTTGTGATGATAATGGATTAGACCATAGAACTATGAATAAAGTTATAAGCGGAAAAAGAAATCATCATAAAGGATGGACAGGTAAGATAATACAAAGTTTGACTATATAGTAAGTATCGTCGGCACACACGGGGGGTAACTGGCAAAATCCAGTTGACACCTCCCTTTTTTTGTAGTAAAATATTAAAAAAGGTATGACAAAATGACAATAAAACTTGCGATATTGAAATCGGGTGAAGATGTAATCGCAGACATCAAGGAACTTATTTCTGAAGATGAAAAAGTGGTTTCGTATGTTTTCACTGATCCATTTTCAGTCAAACTAATTGAACCAGAGATTTTAACAGATGATGATGGCAAGAAAATAAACAGACAATATAGTTTATCTGTGTATCCGTGGATACCACTTACTGAACAAAAAGACATTGCAGTTAATCCAGATTGGATTGTTTCTATTGTGGAACCTGCTGCAACACTGAAAAAATCTTATGAGGAAAAAGTTTATGGAAGAGTCTCAGACGAAAGAACTGATTCAGGTTCTGATATTTCAGAACAACTTGAATCTAATAACTGAAATTGAAGAGGTTGTTGTTGATTTTGGTGAACCAAATTGCAAATTAACTAATCCTTATCTTATTAATGAAGATAAAACACTTTCTCCTTGGTTGAGTGAATACACAAACGATAATCAAATTATGATTAGTTCGGATAAAATTCTAACAATTATTGAACCCAACGGTAAACTACTTGACGATTATTTGAAAATTGCAAAATGAAATTTTACACCAATGTCTATGAAAAATTTAATAAAATGTTGGTTCGTGGATATGACAATGGTGAATATTTTCAAATAGAAGAAGATTATCAACCAACTCTTTTTGTTTCTTCAAATAAAAAAACAAAATATAAAACTCTTGATGGTTATTTTGTAGAACCAATTCAACCTGGAAAAATTTCTGAATGTAAGGAATTTCTTGAAAAATATTCAAAGGTTGATGGGTTTACTGTTTATGGGAATGATAATTATAAGGCACAATATATTTCAGATAATTATCCAGAAGATGAAATTAAATTTGATATAAAAAAAATTAGACTTTTTACTATTGATATTGAGGTTTCTGCTGAAAGTGGATTCCCTAATGTATTTGATTGTGCTGAGGAGATTTTAACAATTACTCTTCAGAATTATGCAACCAAGAATATCATTTGTTTTGCTAATAGAAGAGAGTATAATAATACTCGTAAAGATGTTATGTATGTGAAGTGTTCTGATGAAATTGATTTGATTAATCGGTTTTTGGTATTTTGGCAGCAGAATACTCCAGATGCTATTACTGGATGGAATTGTGAACTGTATGATATTCCATATATTGCAGGACGTATTGAAAGAATTCTTGGAGAAAAGGAAGCACGTCGTCTTTCTCCCTGGGGAAATATCCGTAGAAAGGAACTTGTAATTCAAGGAAGAGAGCAAATTTCATATGAAATTGCTGGAGTTTCTATCATTGATTATCTTGATTTGTATAAGAAGTTTACTTACACAAATCAAGAGTCTTATAGACTGGACCATATTGCTTTTGTGGAATTAGGTCAGAAAAAACTGGACCACTCTGAATTTGATACCTTCAGAGAATTTTATATGAAAGACTGGCAGAAATTTGTTGACTACAATATCAAAGACGTTGAACTTGTTGACCAACTGGAAGACAAAATGAAACTGATTGAATTGTGTCTAACTATGGCATATGATGCCAAAGTTAATTATAATGATGTGTTTTTTCAGGTAAGAACTTGGGATGCCATCATTTACAATTATCTTAAGAAACGTAACATTGTCATTCCACCAAAGGATAAATCATCTAAAGATGATAAATTTGCAGGAGCATATGTCAAAGAGCCGATTCCTGGGATTTATGATTGGGTGGTCAGTTTTGACCTTAATAGTCTTTATCCCCATCTTATTATGCAATATTCAATTTCACCAGAAACACTTATAGCAAAAGATGAACTTAATAAAAGAATTGCTGAATTGGAGAAAATGTTGTAGAATATCCTCACCTTATAAATAATAATGTGTGGATACAATAAAACATATGCAACCAAAATTTAATATAACTAAAGAACAATTGCACCAACTTTATATTCTTGAAAACAAAAGTCGTAAAGAGTGTGCTGATTTTTTTGGATGCTCTGATCCTCTTATTAAACAAAAAATACGAAAGTATGGACTCCAAAAACCCAAACATTTAGAAAATAAAAATAAAGAAAGAAAGGAAACTCTTTATTGTGAAAACTGCAAATCTGCTTTTATAGTAAGCAGATTTAGAGCAACCAGTGAAAAATGGAAACTTCGGTTTTGTTCTCATTCTTGTTCGTCTAAATTTAGATATTTGGGTGAAGATCACAAAAGAGCAGTTTTAAACTCCATTTATGCTCGTAGAAGATGTAGGATGAAAGATGCCTTTGACGAAACTGCAAATCAACAAAAAATAAGTGACATATATTGTGAAGCAAAAATCATATCAAAAGAAACTGGTATTCCTCACGAAGTAGACCATATTATTCCAATTTCCAAAGGAGGTAAACATCACGAAGACAATTTGCAAATTATTACTATGAGTGAAAATCGAAAAAAGTGTAATAAAATTATGGAGAATTGAAATGTGGAAAGATGTTCGTAAAATGTCACATGAGGAAATTGTAGAAGAACTGGAAGCACTTAAAAAAGTCAGAGAAATTTCTTATACAATTAG